TGGAGTTACTTCTTCTGCCGTTTTTTTAAATGTCTTCCTAAATAATAACTCCTTATTATATCTCTTACTTACCTGTTGGAGTTCCTTTAGAGACAACCAGTTCTCGATTTGGGTCACCGACTTACTCTGCTCCATACTTTTATTAAAAGTTTCTTCATTATTCTCCATCATTAATTTTCTAAAGGGGGCTATATTATTATGTTCCTGATTACCCATGGTCTCAAGCCCAGCAATAATCGCATTTAAATAATTGTTTTGTGTCGATGTCTTAAACTCTTCCTTAATAAAACTTAAAATTAAATCTACCTCATTTAACCAATCTAAATCTTTTATTAAATCATTAAACATTCTTAAATGTAACGCCTTCAGGGAATTAATATAACTAATTACCGTTGACTCCGACCTTAAATGATTCGTCCTTGGATTGCGATGTAACATCATTTTTTCCTTAATCTCTTCCATATTATATAGTATATATAATAAATTTAACTCAATTTTACGCAAAAATAATTAACATTTTTCTCTCTGCTTCTGTGAGCGTTGATAATTTTAATATTTTAATCAACACTTCATATGCCGTGTGCTTCTCTAACAATCGCTTAATAAAGTAGTCAGCCTCATTTAGGATATAATCTGGCGGTTTTTGTCTGAGATGTAAAATAGAGATTGGAATATTACTGGTTATTAAATTAAATTTATTATCATGAGATAGTTTAGCATTTTTAATATCAGAGAGAATTGAGATTGGAACATTGTCTATTAATCCATTACATAAATTTTCTACAACTTCTCTCCCCGCAGCAATTCCTCGGCGGTTACTACACGCTAATCTTGGATACAGACTATTTGATTTATATATTATTAATCCATCCAGCAACTTTAGATTATATTTATTTTGAATTACGTGGAACTCTTTTAGCAATTCTTCATCTTGGAGAGATTGAGGAAAATACATTCTATACTATTGTCTTATTTTAATTTAATGTCAATAGTTTAAAATTATTATATTATAGTATTATATAATGTTTAAATCCAATCCCCAAGCCAGTCAATTCATTCCCGTTAAGCAGATTCAAATTAATCCTGAAGCCCAGGTTGATTACACCAGCCGATTACAGACTCAGATCCGTTTTGTTCTTGAATCTTATATTGGCTACATGGACCCTCGTACCAGTCGCATTCAGTATCAGGTCACTATGAGTGGACGTGGTCGCCCCCAGCCTAACGCTAAAGCAGGTGTATCCTCTCTTATTCGTGATTGGCGAATCGAAGACGGGATGGCTCAATCCACCTTAGAAGAAGTACTCGATTCTAATGTCCTAACCGCTCAGGTGTGGGGCTATTCTCAAAATCAGACAATCACTCACAAGCGGACCATGTTCGAAGGTCAATCCCTCACGCCTAAAGTCGGTGAGAGTATGTATTGGGATAATGCCGCCGGACAGGACGGCAACTGGAATGCTGCTGGTGGTGTGACTACAGCAAACGAACAGACAGCCAAAACCCTCCAAGTTCAGCACACCCTTTTTAATAGTGGCTTACTCGGTGGCGGTCAAGATGCTAAAGTCTTCCCTCTTGTAGCAACTAAAGGACTAAGACTCCATATGAACCTTGAAAACGCTCAGAGGGCTTGTATGTTCCAGACTGGTATGCTCGGTGTTAGTGAGACGGGACTCAACCCCCTATGCTGTACTTTAGCCGCACCTATACTGGCTGCTGTGGGTACTAAAGTAAACATTGGTGACACCTACACTATCCTACTAAAAGATAGTGGTAATGGTGCTGTTAATAATATCGCAAATGGTGGATATAATAATAATCCGTTCTCTATTGGCGATGAGATTTACGCTGGAAGTTCTACTACTATCTCCCCCCAATCTCCTATAGGAATTGTTACAGCCATGTCCGCTAATGGTGCTGGTCTACTCGAACTTACTCTTTGTCATAATGCTCCGAACAATACCCCACTCGACCACCCTTACGTCGAAGATGACCCTATCTATGTCCTTCCAAAAGACCGTGTTGATGGTATTGTTGCTTCTCCATACATCCCTGATGAATTTACCCCCTTTATGGAAGAACGCCTTGATTATACCCTTTCTAACGTGGAATATTTAGTTAGTCAGGTCAGCCCTCCTTCTGGCTATGTTGATGCTATGCTTAATCAGGTCAACGGCAAAGGCATGGTTATTGACTTTCGCTGTTGGTCCACTTATAGGAATACTCTGTCAGCCCTTAATGGACTCACTACACAGTGGATTCCAACTGAGGCAACCCGAGTTTACTCTTGCCTGAGTACACCTTTAGCACAGAATCATCAGTTAGGTATTCAATATGACAGTTTTAAACCTGAGACAAATGGCGCTAAAAACTATAATTATTCTTGGGGTAATAAACTTATCCCAGATAGACCAGTTCATTTAGAGAGATTCAGCCAAGCCATTCCCAAACCGAATGCTTTAGCATTAATCGAACTGGAGAAGGCACTAACTAATTGTGGTATTGCCGTTCGTGATTTACAGAGATCCCCTGAGAAGTTTAATATTGGTCGTGCTTTTAGCAAATATGGAGGTACTGCTAATCTTTCTGGTTCTACTCTGTCTCTTCGTGTTGAATATCAGGGCGCTCAGGAACCCCTCATGTTTAATAATTATATTCATCAGTTAAGGCGAATCCAAATCCAAGGCGCATCTATCTCAGCATTTTAAGCAGAATTAATAAAATAATAATATATTTGTATAATATATAATGGATATTAATTCTAAGGAGAAAGGTATCGTAAGCGCCATCAATCCCCCGTCTAACGGCATATATTCTTTTAGAGGCGGTTATCCAATTGTTTCTTTCCAAATCGCACAGCAATCTAAATGGCTTGACCCCAGGTCTTTAAGACTTTCTGGTCGGTTTCGTGTTAAAGCACCAGAGGGATTAAAACCCACCAATACTTCTACCGCACAAAACGCAACAACCGGAGTTGCGGTTTCTGGACGTGTCGGAGTTGCTTCGGTAATTCAGCAAATCACTTTAGCAAGTTCATCCAATCAGACCTTAGAAACAATCCGTAATTATAATCGTATGCTCTCTACACTTGTTCCCGTCTCTCACAGTCAGTCTGATCTTGACTGCTGTCTACAGGTGGGCGACCCTGCCTCCGCTTCACGCAGTTTTAACTCTGCTCGTGGTATTAATGAGACGACATCTTTTAGCATTCCGTTACGCACAGGACTCATGTCTGGCGGAGATTTACTACCATTAGGAACAAATGGACTCAGAGGCTTAAATATCAACCTTGAATTAGCACCCGACTCTCAAGTTATATCAGGTTTTAATACTTTTACACTCGGCGGCAACGCAGTACAAACTATATTCACTCCCATTAATACTGGAGCATTCTACGAACTCGAAGACCTTACCTTGACCTATGACCTTCTTGTCCCCAGCGAACAGGGACAAGCCATTATGGAATCACCTGCTACAGGCTCACTGACTTACAATTCATTCTCTCAATTATATTCTGTTATTAACGCATCGGAACAGACCCAGAATCTTAACTTTGGAGTTAGCAATTGTTTAGCAGTTACGCATAATTTTATTCCCACAGACCAAATTAATAACTATAGGCATGATGGATTTTCTACTGGAGAACTTAAAAATAGTAACGGTGATGATGCTAAGATTCGTCGTATTACTTATCTTCGTGGCTCTACTCGATTCCCTCTTGATTATGAGATTGAGGTTGGAGGCAGGAAGGACCTTCCAGCAAATCAACTGCGACCTCAAACTGAACTTGTTACTCAGTTTATCGATTCAGTCAAACCTTATATTACTATGGACCATTCTCTAATGTCCGCTCAGACCCAAAACGGAATCTCTGATAATCTTACTTTTAATAATAACCGTGACCCCCGCTTTAGGAATACTTTGGCTGAACCTAAGATTCCTGTATTCGGTGCGGGTATAGTGATGGACCCTCTATCCAAAACTGGCGTGGACTTTAGAAACACGAATTACGGTATTCGTATTGTCAGTGAATTAGATGGTGTCAGCCCTAACTCTATTTATACTTTTATTCGTGCGAGGAATACTCTTCAATACAGCCCTAACGGAATTATGGTAAGTTCTTAATTAAATTAATACTTAATATTACAAAAATAATAATATATTGTAATATTAAATGAGTGAATCACGAACGCCCCAATTACCTTCCGTTTTGACGCCTGGACCTATCTCCTATCAGGGGGACATGAAAATAGATACAAACGTTCTTGACCCAATTGTTAATCGGGATGAATTTTGTAGATTTGTTTTACCCAGCCGAGGCTTCCTTGATGTAGGCAGCGTATTATCCTTTAGTGTTAAAGTTTCTCAGGATAATAAAGCCTGTTTTCCTGTTAAAACTGGAGCAGCCGCCGCCATTAGTTCTTGTATTTTAAAAATCGGCAATAAAACAGTCGCTATTACGGACCGCTTTGGTGTTTACTCTACGATTCGTCGCTCTTTTAAAACGCATGAAGAGCATTCAGGGAAAGATATGGTTCATATGGGGTCTATGGATGTTGTATGCCCTAATAACGGTCAGACAGGTCAGTATCAACTTCGAGACGTAGATTATAATGTTGCTGCTGCCGACATCGATAGGATTGCTGGGACTCCACTGGATCAGTTTAGCCTTACTATTGACTCGAATAACTGTCCCGTATGGACTATTAAATTAGCGGAGATGTTTCCCGCTCTAAAAAATCTCACGCTACCTTTATTCTTGATCGATCAACAGTGTTCTATTGAGATTGTATGGAATAAACAGACAGACAGTGAGCCAGGCAAGGTTGTTGTATACGAATCGGGCTTCGCAGGTCTGAAGACCGCAGTAGTAGACCCCACTAATGTTAAATTCCTCGCTGATTATATTACTTATGATGAAGAGCGAATGGAAGCAACGGCTCGGCAGGTCATGTCCGATGCGGGTTGGAGTACGCCTTTTGAAGATGTTGTCTCTGTATCAACTAACTTCCCCGCTAATGGACTCCAACCAGTAGATCCGGAGTCCTCACGTGTAAGCCGTGATTTAGGCTTTTCTGGTATGCGTCTTCGCTCTATTCTCGGACACTTCCATAAACCATCTCAGGATTCCAGTCTTATGGGTCAGTATTCCAGTGACGCCTACGCTCATCCTATTAGTTATAATCTTCGTGTTAATGATAAACTTGTATATCCGCAGACTCTCGTTTCAGAGAGCCAGAAGGCACATCAATTAAGTCAGGTGTTCGGCACTGAGATTTATTGTGCTAATAGCGAATATTCTCTGGATCAGGTTTGCGATAAGGGAGCGTCCGGCAGTGTCAGCGACCGCCTAAGCACTAATCCCATGTTCCCAGCGAACGCAACTATGTTAGGTCATCCTCAGACGGATTTACAGGGTTCTATGAATTTTATGGGTTGTGACTTTACCATCGACGGACTCAGCGCTTTACGGAACGGAGTTCAGGTGGGAGCCAAACCAGTTCAGGTATTAAATGACCTTATTAATCAGAACAACGATTTCGGTGGGCGACAGGTCACCTATTTTGGTCTTGTTGAGCGTCTAATGACAATCCGCAACGGAACTGTAACCGTATCTGCCTAATTTTAATATTAATTAAGTATAGGAATGAAGTTATTAAGCGTAAAAAGAACTACCTCAGGAACAAAAGCATTTAAAGCAATATTTAAAATGGATAATGGACGAGAAAAATCCGTTAAGTTTGGTACTGACTCGAATTATGTACTGAATAGTAAAAAAACCGATGCTGATAGATTAGCATACTTAGCACGTCACAGGGTAAGAGAGGATTGGTCTAAACCCACAACCCCCGGCTCCTTATCAAGGTGGCTGCTTTGGGAATCAAGGTCTTTAGCAACAAATATACGCAGTTTTAAAAAACGATTTAAGATTTAGTATAATATTATGTAGTTTAATATTATATGGATAAAAACTGGATAGAAAAAATGGATATGAAAAAAGGCGCATTACATCGACAGATGGGAGTGTCTAACGACTACACATTTAATAAAAGTAAATTAACAAAAATAAATAAGACTGGTGTAGGTAGTATGTTTGAGTTCGAGGGTAAAAGTAGGAAGATGACTCCACTATTAAAAAAAAGAATTACATTAGCCATTACATTAATGGGCTTTAGGAAGCAGAAGGAGAAGTATTCAAAAAATTGAAGGGATTTTTAATATAACTATAATTGTATATGCCGACTTTAGATATTTTAAAAACATATTCAGTTGTAGAACTTCGCAAAGAAGTCGGAAAAGCCAGAATGAAGAATTATTCTAAATTAAAAAAAGGAGAAGTCATGGACTTAATGATGAAAAATAAAGAGAAGTTCCATCACCTAAAAGGTAAGACTAAAATGAAGGCTGTGGCTAAGCCGAAGGCAGAGGCTAAGCCTAAGGCGGCGGCTAAACCGAAGGCGGCGGCTAAACCTAAGGCGGTGGCTAAACCAGTAAAAAAAGAACCCGCATATTTACCCGCTGATGTTATGAAGAATATTAAAGGGTTCATGAACGTTGGGAAAGACGCTAAAGTACGAAAAATGGACGTTGAAAAAATTATAGAGAAACTTGAAAAGGAAATGAAAAAAGGTGTTTTCGGAGACCTCTTTGATTTTGAAGAGTGGTTAGATGGAAAAGGACCAGATACAGAAAGGGGGCGACAGGCACAGTTGGAGAGAGCGTCTGCCCGAATGATGAAGTCACTAATAAGAATTATAAAATTCACAATGAGAGATAAGCGGTTTAAAACGGATAATGATGTGGTGCGATTTTGGCTGAAGTACGATCATTTATTGGCTGATGAATATATATATTACACAGCAAAAGAATTGAAGGAAGAAGGCTTACCAGACCCGAAGAACTTCGAGTTTTACGAGGCAGATTAATTAAATTAAATTATTCTTTGGGTGTTTTTAATATCAATGATGTTCCTCCGTTTTTATGCGTAATAATACGGCGAACATATTCCGGATATGTTGTTTTTAATAACTGCGCTTGTTCTTGTTCTGTTTTAGAATCTCTAAAACCTACACCACCTTTTTTTTTAGGATTATATGAAGTTACTGGAGCAAAATGATTAAATCGTAAGACTGTATTATCAAGTTTAAAATATAATATAGATCTCTCAAAATCACATTTACCCATGAGTTCAGGTGTGCTATAAATTCGTTTATTAATAAGTAGGCAGCAAGGGTCATGAATAAAGCGGCAGTCAGTAGTTAGTTCTTCTGCTTTAGACATAAAATAAGTATTGGCGGTAGGATAAAATCCACATAAATTAGCGCTATGTAAAATCATAGAATTAAAACAACCAGTAATAATATTAGGTAAGTCAGTGGGTTCAGTATTATCTAAGGTGATAAATTTAGACACGTCATCATGTAATAGCCAAAGTTTAGTATTAAGTGGATAGTAATCCCATATAAAGTTAATAGTGCTATGAAGCCCTGGAGGACTGCGAATAATTTTAATATTGAATTCTTTGTATAGTTCTTCGTCTCGGTCATTCTGTAAAAATAATGTTGCCTGAGAGAGAAGATTGTGTTTTTGTAAAAACAAGAATGTTTTGTTTTTAAAAATGTTATATCGATTAAAACTCGGAATGACTATGTTAAAATCATTCATATATAAATATGAATAATTTATCTTGAGGAAATAACCTTGCTGGTACATAATATAATACTAAATCTATCGTTCGTAAATGGGGCGGTCCAGTGTGTTTTCTCATGACCGTTAAATATAAGTGGTGAGTATAATATACAGTGTGGTTCACCCTCGATAATTAAATCCCCGCCAGTATAATCTCCTAAACCAATAATAATGCTGTCTCCAATATTATTAATGTCTTTATGTGGAGGACATAGTAGATTTTTATTAATAATGACGCACTCAAAACTAAAATCTGGGAATAGACGTTTACACTCGTTATATATACGTGGATCTGCTACCATTGCCCTTGATGGTAGCATAGGTTTATTAGGTTTCGCCCAATGACAGGTGTACCCAACTGATATACTATATTGATTTTTTCTAAATCCAGTGGTATTCTGTTGTTTATTAGGTCTCCAGTTGTAGTCAATAATTAATCTCTCCAATTCATCAAATAACATATACTAAAATAATATTAAATTATTCTGTTTTCTCTGCGTTCAGTTTATCTAACGCCTCTTTAACTCCAGCGGCAATTCCCTCTTCTAATAGTTTCTTATCTTTTTTAAGTTTATTTTCATAGTCTAACTTACGTTTAGCCTTATATTTTTCAGGATTCGCTGCGTATCGTTGTTTCATGCGTTCAGAGATCTTTTTTTTATTTTTCTGGTAATATGCTTTAAAATATTGGTCTGGTGAATCTCTCACCGTAAATCCGCCAGGTCCACTTCCAAAAAGTCCACGTGTCATATTATTATATAGTATTATATAATAATATTTTTAAATAGTTAAGGAATAGACTCGAGTGGATCTGCGGGTATTACATCCGGCACTGTCCGCTTACAATTAAATAATCCACAACCAATATTAATCTCAGTACATCGTGAGTTTTGAACTTGAGAGAGAATAGAGACAAAAACACTACCACAAGTTACGATGAGTGTTGATATCTCCATTGCTCCCCAAACCATTATTATTATATATAATATATATATAAATAATGAACCGTAAAATCTGGAGTCAATATAGCGTACTTGAATTAAAAGATCTAATTAGGAAATCCAATTTGCGAGGATTTGAGAAGATGAAGCGGACAGAGTTATTAGATTTAATGGATAAGCACAGTCATCGTTTTAAAGATGTAAAACCTAAAGATGCGCCACGTTATACTCATGTGTCGAAGAGTGTGCCTAAAGGTGCGGCTAAAACTACTAAAAAAAGCGGATATGTTAAAACTGGTAAACCTCGAGGCAGACCACGTAAAAATGCTGCTACTACGGATAGACCGACATTAAAAACCCCACCTAAAAAAGAGTCTGTCTGGGAACCGCAAACACCGTTATTAACTCACACGTGGGAGCCTCACACACCAGGCATGACTTACGGGAATGAACTGACCTATGGTGTCGCTCTATCGACTATGTTAAGGGGATTGAAGCCATTATCTAAATACTAAAAAACGCAAATACGCAAATACGATAATCCAGAAACTATTTATTTTGTTGGGCTGAATAAATATATAATAAAATATATATCTCTAAGTAGGGTTTAGTTGTTTGCGTATTTGCGTATTGTTACTGTAATTTAATAGATATTCTTATCATTTAGACCCTATTCAATAAGAGAACGCAAATACGCAACCCAAATACGCAAATAAATCTGCGTTCCACCATTAAACGGCATCAATCTCATCACCAGCAATACAACAAATATTAATTAGACTTATGTTCCTACTCTTATCTTGTTGCTCTGTAACTCCCTTAATTAATCCAAGAAGAAGGTGTCGCAACTCTTTAGGTTTAATTCCTAATTCTGACTCTTTTAAATACGTTCTTATAGCCTTTGGTCCTAACTTACTTCCTTCGTTATAAACAAACTCACTCAATAACCTCGTATCCATATTATCTTCTACATCTACGTCTTCGTTCTCTAATAAGTCCTCTGGATAAGTACATGGCTTCGCAGTTAAAACCATCAGCGTAAATTCATTAATAATATCTTCGTTCCTAATATAATCATCAATCGTATGGTCCGCCTCGTAAT